CCATAAGCATGGCCAATACAAGACATCAAAACATCCAGAACATCTCGAGTATGTGCTTCTCTTCCCCATATTGCTCTAACCATCAAATGTCGAGATTCTCGGAATGGTAAAAAAGACGACTGTCCTGCTTCTTTAACGGGATTCAAGATGAACTGATGCTGTAGAAATGTTGCACCACGATCTAATACCCATCCCAAAGCTGTAGTACTACAAAATGCAACTCCATCGTAAATGTCTCTAAGAACGACATTAAAATGGTCCTTCAAGAATTTCGCAAAAATATTTCCACCAAAATAGGCTGACTCTTCTCCCTCTCCCTTAAAGTAAAGATGATCATCACCATAAACAATTATTCGGACCTTTTCCAGAAGATGAATTTCAAGTCGTTCCTGAATATCCTCAGGTGCATGGTATATCTGATATACTGCAAATAAAAAGAAATACAGACTCATAATCCATGAATCCATATGACTAGTATTAAAGCATCCAGATGGGACACCTCCTCGAATCGAGACCCAATAATCTCCGTAAACATTTGTTATTCGAGTGACCACATTTCGCATAAGGCACTCGACTATCAGTCTCGTCAAAGAATATTCTGCCGTCCCGGGCATCTCGTGTATCTGCATAGTCGAAAAATATAAAGTCACAAACATTTCAAGAACCGTTTGATCGAATTTTTTTACATCTCCCTCAACTATGTTCTTAATCCAACAATTCATCAATGAAATTCCGAGACATCTTGCCAATCGATCGGTACCTCCCTTGGGCCATTTATGACCTACTTGAATAACCCAACCTCTTTCCTTCAAATGTCTAATTTTTGATACCATTTTTTCCATAAGAATGAAAATAGAGGATGGGATGACAAATAAACGCAATTTGTCACAAAAGGCATCCCATTCCTTATCATCCATCTGTTTCGCGAAGTCAAAAAAATACTCATTCTTCGCTGCTGTTTGCCACCAAATGGGAGGATCTTTACCTGTCCTCAAAAACAATAAAATTGCTTCTAGATCTGATTCAAAGGTATCTATTTTCTTCTTTCCTGGCCCTATGGACATTGGTGTATGTAAAGGCTGATCTTCAAAAGTTCTAAGCATCTTACTAGGTCCCTTATTTTTTCCTGCAGAGGCACCGAGGTACAAATCCTTCAACCACTTGAAAGACAATTGTGACATTTCTGTACCAAACTGCTTAACACGAAAAGCTCGATACATATAATCCATCGCTTCAGAAAGGTGGGTCATGGCATCATCCAC